TTTTTTTTTTTTTTTATCACTTGTGGGAAGGTGTCACATTTTTTAACGGGGAACCCAATAACCCCGGACTAGTCGACAAACGCTCACAGAGATACGTCAACCGTAATCAATGACTCGAAGCAAGTGTCCCACAGTGCACGAGGTAAACGTGGTGCAATGTGGGGCATCTCCCCTTTGGTCCCCTTCCGCCCGTTGACGCGCTGGAATCCAAGGATTCCATCACAGACGGAAGTGTAACACTCAACGAGTCCAGGCTCCCACACACCATAAACGGAGTGAAGGAAGGACCCGAGGTAGTCGGGATCAATGGTGTCTGCCTTCGAAGTCATATCTCGAAGTTCCTCTGCAGTGTACTTATATGCCATAGCCTGATTCCTCATATCCAGATAGGGAGAAGGCGATAGCTGCTCAGCAGTTTCCAATAGGATGGTTCGTAGACTCAGAATGTGTCTATGCTCATATGCTGCAGACAAAACCTTGCCTGCCATATAATCCGCATCGCTCACCGCGCGATTATAGTTCGCACGCACGGGTAGCTTGGCTAGAACACGACCGAAAGAAGGTACAGGAAATGTACGTTTGACGCTTTGAACAAACCTCTTACGCAGAAAAGTCGCTTGCTCGCGCTTCTCAGGCAACTTTGTTTCTGAGGCCATACCAAAGCTTTCTGACACCTTTGAGAACGACGCGGCCATCTCCGGTCGTCTATCCTCACAGGTGTACGTTAGATTGTCATCTCCGTACACCAACGTGGTTGACTTCTTCACTTCTGCGTCATGCAGAGCTGCAAGGCTAACGCAAGCGTTAACATACCCGTTGCCAGTGGTTGTAGTAACTTCCCCTGACCAACGTTGACCCGTAACCTTGCCGCGTACGCCATACCGTGTGAACACCCTCACACTAGTATTGGCAGCGAATTCCCTGACAAACCACGTTGGCGCGCCAAGTTTGTAATAAAACATGGCTTCACGCCTACGAACACCCGCCGGCTGAGTGCCGTCGTTGTTCTTGAAATCACTCTCACAGGCTTCTCCGGGGGTGTGGTGCACAATGTCTGCTATCTCGTCTGCAGTCATCCCGACGCAATATATGACCTCATTACCCGTGTTAAGGGGATTGGTCCGGGACAACTCTTCACTGATCCTACGAGAAAGGTAGAAAACAACCGAGCCCATTACAAGATTGTACATGTCGCCTCCCTGATAGACGACACGAGGTAGGGCCCCGTCATTCTTCAAAAGCGCCTCCGATTTCGCGAAAACAACCTTGTCCGTATACCCAGGAAGAGTGAAGTCTTGAGAGTCAAGAAGCTCCTGCAACCTCTCACGCTTACTGCCGCTCATCTCGTCGAGATAAGCCTTGATCATCTCCAAGTCCGGACGGATCTCTTCACGCTCATGAAGCTTCGCCATGAGCAGATCGTGCCCGTGTAAGAACGAAGCACTGACCTCCTTATGCGGAGCATGATCACACCTCTTTTTGATAGCCTGTAGAGTAGAGGCTTCTGACTGCGCAACGACCTGAATAGGTACTCCCTCAATAATCGCACCTTTGATTGGTTCGCTGGTACGTGGGGGTTCGACTGTTTTGGTTATGTTAACCGAAGGCTCGATATTTTTGTAGCACACCTCCGTTGGATAGTCGACGGGCCTATTCATGTAAGGTCCGCCAACTAATGGCAACGACTGTGAGAACTCATATTCGAACGC